TTATTCCGGTAGTTCTTCCAGCTTCACTTCGAGCTGCAGGCGGTTGGTGTAGCCCTGATTGGTGAGGTCGTGCACCACCTGGGTGAGCAGCCAGTCGGCCTCGTCTATCTGGGGCTTGAACCCCCTGACGGTGGTTGGTTGTTCTGGGTAGAGTTCTGGCCGGCCCTTGGCCAGGGTGATATCGAACTCTGCCACCCCGCGCTGGATCCGCTCCCACTCTGCCCTGGCCGCCCGCATGGCGTTGGCCTGGTTGGCGTAGACGTGGCGTAGCTCCTTGACGTTCTCGCTGCTGCCGACCAGCAGCTCGTTCTCTTTCTTGTTGACCACGACGCCCGGCGGCAATGGCCGCTCTGGTTTCGGCTTGGTCTTTCTCTTGCGCTTCACCTCGACTTTCTTTTTCTCTGCGGCTTTGTTGTCTTGCCAGTAGGCCGTCACGCCGGTGTAGGCGTCGCGGTCTGCCACTGAGAAGCGGTGCTGATCGCCATCTTGGCGGGTGATGGTGATGGCCGGCAGTGGCTGGCCGCTGGCGGTGGTGCCCTGGCCTGCCTTGATGAACATCAGGCGGCCAGATTTGACGGTGGCGATGGCATCGCACTGGCCAGCCAAGCGGGTTAGGAAGGCCAGATCGCTTTCGTTGGCCTGGTCGATGTGGTCGATCAGCAACCCCTTGAGCGAGTCACCCACGCAGGGGGTGAGCTGGTAGGTGGCGGCCACCTGCTCGACGATGCTGCCGACGGTTGATTGGTGCCAGCTGCGCTCGCGCAGTTTGTTCATGCTGCCGCGTAGGTCAGCTGATTTGCCCCGGATGGTGAGCACATCTGGGGCGCCGCCGTGCTCCACTTCATCAATCTTGTAGGTGCCCTTGTCGACCAGGGCGCTGCCTTGCCAGCCGATGAGGCCGCGCAGGGTAGCCCCCCGGCGCGGCATGTCAAGCTGACCGTCGCTGTCATCGAGGGTGATCTCGATGGTGTCGGCGGTGAAACCCCGGTTGTCGGTGATGGTCATCGACATCAGGCGCGGGCGGATGGCGGCCGAAATGTCTTTGCCATCGACCAGCACCTGGTAGGCCGGCACCGGATGGCCTTGGCGCAGGGCATCGAGCGAGCTGGTGATGCCGAGATTCTCGGCCAGGCGGCTGCCGAACTGGTCAAGTGCCCCCATCAGAGGATCCCCCCCAGCTTGCCGCCGATGCTACCCATGAGTTTGCCCACCCCCAAGCGGCCGAGCAGGTTGCCCGCGGTGCGCCCCAGCAGGGTGTTGCCCAGCGTGCTGTCGTTGTCGTCGACCCGCTTGAGCTTGATGCTGAACTCTATCTTGCGGGCGGCACCATCGCTGAAAAACTCGGTGCGGGTGGTACTGATGCCCTCTATGACGAACGAGCCACGCATCACGCCATCGCCCTGGATCAGGGGGAAGGCTTGGCCGCTGTCGCCCATGCTATTGAGCATGTCGAGGGAGACTGGCCCGCCGGTGAGCTCTGGATAGAGCACACCGCTTAGGGTGCTGAGTTCGTCATCAGGCCCGAGGTACTGATATGAGGGGCGGGCACCGACCCGGTTATTGCCCGGGTGGCGCCATGATTTTTCGTCTTGTTGAGATTGGGGGGCGACGGTCGAGCGCATAAACACGAACCAGCCCAGGGTCATCATCATGGTGGTTGCTCCTTAGTTGCGGTCGCCCAGTGTGGCGCGGGCACGGGCGGCGGCTTGCCGCTCGCGCTGTTCTATCCGTTGGTCAATCTTGCGAACGAGATCATCAGGTGTTTCCCCCGGCTGCTGCACGATGGTCCATTGGTGGGTGGTAGTGGTGTTTCCACCTCTGGCCGCGACAGGTTTTGGGACCGGTGTAGGTACAATGCGTGGGCCGTATCCGCTGGCGCCAGCCAGTGCCGGCTGTGGTAGGTTACCCGTCAGGTAACCCGGCCCTGTCGACTTGTCCTGGCCGATGGTGACGTTACCGCCGGTGAACCAGTCAGGCAGGTATTTGGTGAATTCCTTGACCTTCTCCATCAGGGTCTTCCACTTGGCGGTGATGCCGTCGATCAGCCCCTGCACGATGGCTTTGCCCTTGTTGACCGCACCGTCTGGCAGTGTGTCGAAGAAGGCCCATATGTCGTTCCAGTGGGCAATCAGCATGCCGATGGGCGTCCATGAAAACAGCTCTTTGAGCAGATCCCACCAGGCCATCAGCGGGGCTTTGCATTTCTCCCAGAGTTCGCTGAACCACTTGGCGATGCCGTCCCAGTTTTTGTAGATGAGGTAGGCACCCCCGGCGATAGCTGCGATACCCATGATGAACCAGCCTACCGGGGTAGTGAGCATTGCCATCCCCAGCCGGAAAATGCCGAGGGTGAGCCATTTGAGCGGGGCCAGCAGGAGAGATATCGCCTTGCTTAAAAAGGTGCCTTTTATGCCGAGTAGGCCGAAGGTCAACCTCACGATGGCGATAGGGCCTAGAATCGCCGCTACGGCTAGTGATAATGCCCCCAAAGCAATGGTTATTACCGATACAACGGCCGCTACTTTGACCAGGGTGTTGGCCAGTGCCGGGTTTGCCTCGACCCAGTTACGCACGGTTTTCACCGTCTCCTTGATATAGCCAATGATGTCCATCAGGGAGCCGCGTAGCAGCTCGCCCAGCGATGATTTGACATTCGCTATCCCGGCTTGCAGGAGAAGCCACTGTGAACTCAGAGAGTCTTTGTCGATGTCGGACTCGCGCTTCATCGAGCCCTTGGCTTTCTCGTCGTTGACCAGCGCCAGTTGACGGCGTAGTTCCGGTAGGTTGTTGGCCAGTTTTGAGGCGTCGTCGCCGAACTCATCACCGAATAGCTGGGTGGTGACCCTGAGCTGGTCTTCTGGCTTGAGCGCCTTGATTTTATCAAGCACGTTGACAATGGTGCCCATGGCATCGGTGACCATTGCCTTTTCGATTTTGTCCGAATCCATGCCGATCGCCTTGATACCGGCCTGAAAGCGCTTGCCCTGCATGGTTGCCACTGACAATTCACGAACAAGGGCGTTAGACGCTGTTGCCGCGACTTCCCTTGGTGTGCCAAGGCTGAGGAAGGTAGAACCCAGTGCGGCCGCTTTCTTGTAATCGAGCTTGTCGGCCACGCCCCCCAGGCGTTGCAGTACGTCGATGATGTCTCCCCCCTTGGATTGTGCGTTGTCATCCAAATAGTTGAGGGCATCACCCAACCCCTCTATCTCGTTTATCGGGATCTTGTAGAGGTTGGCAACTTTGCCAAGGTCTTCGGCCAGCTGTTCTGCTGGGGCTTCAAATGCTTTCGATGCCATCGCATTGGTTTTGGCGAACCTGATGAGGTTTTCTTCCCCTTGTACGCCCATGCGGGCGCCGCCGGTGACGAGCCCAGCAAAATCGATGGCGCCATTTTGCATGGGCAGTTCTTCCGCCATATCTTTCATCTGCTTCGACATGCGGAAGTAAACCGGGGTTAGCTTGCCTGCGCTATCACGGGCGCCATCGACCTGTTTTGCCACCCCTTTCATGGCATCTTCAAATTCTGAATACCCCTTGATCGCCCCAAGCACAGGGAGCCCCATAGCCGTCCCTGTGGCGACAGCGGTGGCGCCATGTCCAGCAAGCTCTCTCCTGAACTCTTGGGTCTTGCGGTAGGTCGCTTTTACTTGGTTTGTACGCTTCTGCTGGTCAGCCAGCTGGCCCAGTTTGGTGCGCTGAGAGTCGAGTACAGTGTTGGCTGCGGCCAAGTCGGTTTTGAGGCGTCGCTGGCTTTCACTGAGGTTGCCGGTGTTGATACCGGTCTTGCGCATCTCTTCACCCAACTGGCCGTGACGGGTGATCATCTCCCCCTGTTTGGTCTTAAGCTGGCTGAAGGCTTTCTCGGCCTTGTTGAGCTCGTTGATCATCAGGCGGGTAGGTTTGGGGGTGTCTGCAATCTTGCGTTGCAGGTCATTGAAGGTCCCCTCTGCCAGCTTGAGCTGTGACTTGGTGACGCCAATCTGGGCGCCCAGCGTCTTGTAGCCTTCGATTTGGCCGGCTTGGGTTTCGAGGTCGCGGATTTTCTTCTTGGTGTCGACCAAGTCTTGAGCTGTGAGGCGGCTCTGACCGCTCACAGTCTTAAGGGGGCCGGTCAGCTTGTCGACCGCCCCGAACAGGATTTGGAGTTTGAGAGGGTTCATTGTTCGTCTGCCCCGTTGATGCGGTTGTGAATCTCAACGAGGCGTTGGTGCCAGCCCATCAGCTCGCTGATTTCCATGGCCGCCATCTCGGACGGCGGCCAGTGGGCGATGATGGCGATCTCGGCCATCAGGTCGTCTATGCAGTGAGGTAGGCCTCCTGCTGCGAGCCCATCAAAAAACCGACCACCACCACCCCGGCTTTGAGCAGGTCAGCCGGGTCCATGTCGTTCACTTCTTTTTCGGTCAGGTCGGTGATGCGGGGCAGCAGTTTGATGAGGGTATCCACGTTCATCTGGACGATGTCCATGGTGTTGAGGCCGCGCAGGTGGCCCGCCTTTTTGGGGCTGCGGATGATCAGGCTGTTGAGGGTGCTTTCGCCGCGCTGGATCGGGGTGTCGAGGGTGATTTCTTTTTGGTCCATGGTGTTTGTTCCTGTTGTGGATGTGGTGAGGGCGGCGCTTTCTGTTGGGATAAGGGCCGCCCGTTGGATGGGTGAATGGGTTAGAGGCCGATGGCTTTGCGGTGCTCGGCCATGCGGTCGACGCCGTCGGGGCCGATTTCGACCATGTTGATCAGGTCAATCTCGTGCATCACCCGGCCGTTGATGGTCTCTTTGTAGTAGGTGTTGACCATGCTGACCTTGGCCTGGGTGTTGTCGCCTGCCTTGAGGGTGCCGCGGTCTAGCTCTTTGAAGCGACCACGACAGACGATCTCGACGGCGACCACTTCGCCGGTGTCATCACGCTGGACTGAACCTGCAAAGCGCAGGCTGGTGCCATCTGCTTTGGGCTCACCCATGCAACTCAGCAGGGGTTCGCCGTAGCCACCGAAGGTGAACGAGACATCGAGGGCGCTGTCATCCAGGCCCATGTCGATGTTGACGGCACCCCCCATGCCGCCACCGCGATAGGCTTCAAACTTGCGGGACAGCTTGGCCGGGGTGATGTCTTCCGCTTCACCGACCCAGTTATCGCCGTTGAGGAAAAGGTTGAGTCGTTTGAGTTTACGTGGCAGTGCCATGGTGGCTCCTTATGCGGCGGCCGCGACGCGGGCGCCGAAGTCGATGAGGTAGTGGTCGGTGATGCGCTGGATGAAACCGAGGTCTTCGAGCGGCGGTACCGGGGTGTAGTTGTAATCGATGCGCAGCTTGCCGGCCTTGAGGGTGTCTTTGTCGTTGAGCTCTTCGTTGTACCAGCAGTCAAAGCCGAGCAGGTAACCGCCAGTCACCAGTTCGCGGCCCTTGGCCTTGATACCCTCGACGATGTCTTTCACCAGGGAAGGGTGCAGCGGCTTGTCGTTGGCCCACATGTGGGCCTCTGCCATGGTGTCGGCCAGGATCTGGGCGGTGCGGGTGTAGTTCTCGAAGGCAAACAGCGGGTCATCGGAGCAGGTGCGGTTGCCCCAGTAGCGGAAGCCATCGGCCCGGATGAGGGCGGTGATCTCGTTGGCGTTGAGCAGGCCGACCTCGGTGTCGGGGTCTTGCAGATCCCAGAACAGGGCCTTGGTCATGCCGTCGACCCCGGTCACACCGACGTTCGACAGGGTCTTGTGCCAGCCGATCTCTTTGTCGATGAGAGCGCGCATGGCGGCGGCCTTGAGGCAGGCGTCGAGCTTGACGCTGGCATTGGCTGTTACGTCCCACGCGGTCCAGTCTCCGTGGATCGGCATCAGTTCGCGGCTGGAGAAGTTTTCACGGTAGGCCAGCGCAGCCTCGACGGTCTCGGCGATGGTCGGCACGTAGGCAAAGGCGCGCAGCTTTTTGGCCACGCCACCCAGCGCGGTGGCCACCGGCAGGGAGCAGTGATCCGGCACACAGAGGATGCGCGGCTTGACGCCGGTCATCGGGGCGGCCCGTTCCAGCGCCTTGAGGCCGGTGTAGCTGCCATCCGGTTTGATGGTGCCGATGATGTTGCTGGTCAGGGCGGCCGCGTCGGCGCCATCCGCCACGCGCACGGCGATGACAATGGTGTTGACGGTGTCATAGATGGTTTGCAGCGAGCGCTTGAGGTTGCCCTGGGTGCCAGCCTTGGCGATGGCCGCCGGCAGGTTGGCGATCAGCACCGGTTTATCGAGCGGGAAGTAGGCGGCATCCGCATCGGCGCTGGTGCAGACCATGCCGATCACCGCCGTGGCGACGGTGCGGATGGTGCGGGTGCCCTCGTTGACTTCCACGACGCGCACGCCGTGGTGAAATTGGTCCAGTGCCATAGGTTCTCCTGTTGTCCGGACGGAGCTTTTGCAAGGAAATGCGAGCATGGTCAGGATGCAGGGGCCGGGGATGGCAGGCGAGCGGCGGCCATTGTGTGGCGGCGCTACACAATGGTCAGGCGGTGACAAGGTGGCGACTGGTGGCAGTTACGACACACCCCGCACTGGGCGGGGTGTGGTTGGTTAGATTACCTTATCCGGTTCTGTTGGCCATTGCGGCTTTTCAGGCCAGCCTGGTTTATCTGGTACCAGCGTCAGCTCGTAGCGGCAGCGCTGCCAGTCGGCCAGCAGTTTGGTGTGCTCCGGTTTGGCGTAGCCACCTTCAACGGCTGGGCTGATGATGGCGATTTGTTGGTTGGCTACAGATATGCGCTGCGCTTGCTCAGCGGTGGCTGCCGTCAACTGCGCCTGTTCGGCTGCGATGTCATCATGTATCCAACCCAGAGCCGCCTCATCCCATACGTCATAAGGAGATGTGGGTGACAGTAATGTGTGGGTGGCAGGTATGGGGCCCAGCGCGGTGATTTCGCACGGATGGCGCGTCGCTTTGTCGTATACTGTCACACCTCGATAGTCTGGCGTCACCGTCCAGCCAGACTCATCGCGCACCACGGCTTGCTGTTTGATGCACTGTGGCGGCGCATCAAGATACGCGCCAGCAGGTAGTCCGGTGCCGAGCGATACCCATTTATCTTGCTGCCCAACATACTCTGCTGTCACTGCATCAGCGCAGTAGGCTAGCGCCCAGCCGCTTTTTTCTGCCCATCCGTCAGCACCCCAACTTACCCGTGGTTCGTTCAGTTCAGTCATTATGCGACCCTTATGATTTTGTGGAATGCGATGTTACGCGGTCTTGATTCATTGCCTCCAGAATTCAGCACCTGTGTAGAACCATCGAAATAAGTTGTAGTACCAGTGCCAAGCTTGACAGCCAGTACGTCCTGAGCAATTAAACCGAGATTATTGCGGTCTGAATCTGCGTTAACGCCAATATGAACCTGATGTGAGTGCTGCAAATTTTGAGAGCTTTGCGTTGACAGCAACGTCCGCCCTACATCCATCCCTCGTCCATTATCCCAAGCGCGGATAAACTCTGCGCGAATTTCAGGAATCACGCCGCTGGGGTAAAGCTGCGCAGCCATGGGGTACGTGGTTTTATTAAAGCCCTGCCCAGCGCACGACAAAAACACCATGCCGCAATCTGCCCAGATGTCCTGTGGCATTTGTGCCAACGGCCAATCGATAGGCACACCTATCATCGGGGCACCGTATTTAGTTAGGCCAAGTGCCTTGAGCGCCTCCTTCGACTTTTTCGGCGTCACCGCTACGTCATCTTTAGCGCCAGAATTTACCTCTTCCTGAGTGGCGTATCTGGTGAAGCCTTTGGCCGTTTCGCTTGCGTCAGGGTGTTCCCGGCTCTGCTTGTGCGCAGTCAGCAGATCGTCTGCGTATTTGCGGGTAGCCAGCACCACGGCCGGGTCAATTTTGAGCTCCACCGCGCTGGTGTCGCTGACGATGAGCACGATGCGGATGACCTGAGTGCGTCCGGCGCCACTGCTTAGCAACGGCTTGTAGGTGTCCGGCGTGTTGGCGATGGCGATCAGGGTGCCATCTTCGGAGAAGATGCCGGCTTCACGGATCCACCAGTCGCCGACGTTTTCCGGGATGATTTGCTCGGCTACCAACTGTGACTGGTTGGTGGGGTCTTGAAACAGGGTATTGATGGGCGCGCGGCGTTTCTCCCTGACCAGTGCGGTCTGGGCAGCGTTCGGCGTGACGGGCTGGCCGTTGCCATCGCCAACGGCCATGTGGGTGATTTTAAGCGGTACGCCCAGAGCGATGGCATTGGCGAGCTTGGCCTGGCCAGCAGCCGTGAGGATGGCGAAATAGATGGCGCTCAAGCGGCACCTCCTGTTTGTTGCGGTTGAATGGTCAAGGTGTCGATGGTGTGGGTGATGCCGCCGTGCCACTGCGGGCCGCTGACTTCAATCACGTCTGGGCTGTATGGGTAGATGGTGAGCTCGTCGCCCAGGTAGCAGGCGGCCCCCAGATAGAGCGGGCCGCGAGTCTCCATGCTGATGGCAAGGCCGGTCAGATGGCGGGTCATCGGCTTGGCGTCGGCGATCAGCCGTTCCAGCTCCTGGTACATGGTTTCGGTGATACCGGTATCGAGTACGCCGATGTCGAGCTTGAAGGTGCCAGGGGTGGCGTTCGGGGTTTCTTGCCACCATTCCAGCACCCTGATCAGGTAGCCCAGCGGCTCGACTACCCGGCGGATGGCGCCGATGGTGCCTTTGTGGCTGTGCACGAAGTAGCTGTTGGCGATGACCTGGCGTTTGGTGGACTCTGGCCATTTGTCATCCCAGCGATCGACGCTCCAGCTGGCAGCCAGATAGGGCAGCAGGTGGGTGGGGCAGGTCCAGGGTGACCAGAGTGAACGAAACGGGAGTGGCAACTGCATGGCCTGCTCCCCAGCGGTGGCCAGGTTGCGCTCGGTACGGGTGGTGCCGGGTGGCAGCAGGGTGGTCATGATGCCCGCTCCACGGTGAAGCCGGTGCAGTAGGCGGCCTGGGTCTGGCTTGGGGTGATGTCTGCCCAGCCGATCAGGTCGACCTTGCTGACCCCCTGTACGTGCAGGGCGGCATCAATGGCAGAGCGCGGCACCTCGATGCCGATGCGCCGGCGCGGGTTGATGAAGGCGGCCAGTTTGTCGTGGGCGGCCTGCAGGATCACGTCGCCCTCAGCCCCCTGGCTGTTGATATGCAGCTTGGCGGTGATGCTGTAACGCAGGATGCCCGCGCTCTGCACGGTGAGGCGGTCGGCCACCGGGCGGCGGTCTTCGTGGCTCAGGGCTTTTTCCACCTTGGCAATCAGCGCTGCGTCGGCGGTGCCATCCCCTTCGGTGCTGAGGATGGTGACGATGGCCACGGCGCCCGATGGGCTGGAGCCTTTGGCGTCAGCCACCTTGCCATCAGCAGAGAGGGCGAAATACTCATAGGCCCCTGTCGGGCCGGCGACGCTGAGGCCATCCCACGCCATCAGGGCACGCAGGATCAGCGCTTCGTCATCTTCCTTGATTTCTGGTACCGGTGGGGTGGCGGTGGGGTCACCCGGCTGGATGATGAGCCGCTGCACTTTCCAGTTGGCCACCAGGTTGTCGAGGTCGCTCCCCTTTGCCCACGCCAGCATGTTGGCGACGGCGGCATCGTTGATGCGTTGGCGCAGGATCAGCTCTCGATAGGCATTCTCCTGCAGCAGCTTGGTGATTGGCTCGGATTCGAGTGCCAGGGTGGCCTCGACGCTGGCTTGTTGGTCTGCCGGGTGGAGGCTGACGAAATAGGCTTTTCGCTCGGCCAGGATGGCCTCGAAATCCAGCAGTTCGATCACATCGGGCTGTGGTAGTTGGGAGAGGGTGATGGTGCTCACTGGGCGGCTCCGGTTGGGATGGTGATGCTGGCAGACTCCTGGGCGCCGCCATCTTTGCGCTGCCAGGTCAGCTCGATGGTCAAGGCGCCGGCAGTGGCGCCAGTCAGCACGTCGACCCGGGTGATGGTGATGCGCGGCTCCCAGTTGATGAGGGCCTGCACGGTGGCGGCCATCAGGCGCAAGCGGGTGACCTGGTGCAGGGGTTGGTCGATGAGGTAGAACAGCTCGCTGCCGTAGTCACGACGCATGACCCGCGAGCCCACCGGGGTGATGAGGATGTCGCGCACCGACTGGATGATGTGGTCGGTGGCGCTGATGGCGCGGCCGGTGGCTGCATTCATGCCGAGCCAGTTCATACCGGGCCCCCAGTTTGTCCGCCACCAGTGCTGACGCCGCTGTGCTTGTGGGTGGTAACTTCGATGCCGCCAATGTTGGCGGTTTCGCTGATGACACGCTTGGCCTTGAGTAGGCCTGAGCACTCAACCAGTGGGGTATTGGCTTTCACTGAGACGCTGGCGGTGATGGTGGCGGTCTTGATGCCGCTGGCATTGAGCGCCCCGGTGGCCGGGTTGTACTCGATGATGGCACCGTCTGCGTATTCGGTGCGGTCGAGGTCTGGATTGTCATCGTCAGCCAGTGGCTCGTCTGCGGCGGCGGCGTTGAGGGAGCCCACGATGTACGCATTGCGCAGATCGCCACTGACTGACAACAACATGACCTGCTCGCCGATGGAGAGGCGATGGCGGGTGCGGTTATTCCCGGCCCGTTCAGTGATGTAGGGCCGCCAGTCAGTCTTGTTGTTGCCGCTCTTGACGCGACATTCCCCTGATCGCACGGCTATTACGGTGCCGATGCGGATCAGGTTGTCGAGCTGGCGTTGGAGTTCGATCAGGGTCAGTTGCATGGGGCCATTGTTTTGGGCAATGACGGGTAAGGCGAGGGGCGGCCATTGTGTGGCGCGCTTACACAATGGCGGCGGTTATAACCCTTTAGTGAGTTGGGCCAGCAGTTGGTCTTCCACTTTGTCGATGTCGTTGGCGTCCATGCCCAGCAGGCGGCGTTCCGGGTACTTGATGTCTTGCCCCTTGCTGCCTTTGTCTTTCAGGCCGTAGTGGTGGATATGGGCGATTTTCTCGGCGGTGCTGGCGAACGTGACTTCTGCCCTGTCGCTGTATCCCTTGGCCTTTAGCCAGGTCGATTTGATGAGGCGGGAGAACATCTTGCGCTTGAGCCGGCTTTTGTTGATGGTGTCGCCCTTGCTGGCATCGACCTTGATGAAGCGCTTGATGCGGGATCGTTTGAAGGTGCGGATGCCGCCCCGCATGATGTCGAAACCGATGATGTAGCTGCGGGTGCCGCGCCAGCTTTTCAGGTGGCGCACTTCTTTGTCACTGGTGGTGTAGATGAACTTTATCTCGCGGTTGCCGCGCTGCGGCTTGCGCGGATCCATCTTATCCCCTTCCGGGGTGACGTTGTCTTTGATGCGCTTGGCGTTGCTTTCGCGCATCTCTTTGGCCATCTGGTCAGCAAATTTGGCCAGCTCCCGTTGCGACAGGTTGGCCCTGATCAGCTCTAACCTGGCGGCGAAGTCGTTCAGACGGTCGATGTCGGCGGCCATGGCTGATATTCCCCGTTGATAAACAGTTCCCAGGTGATGCCGTCGTAGGGGTCTTCTGGCGGCTCTGGCAGGTGTTCGAAGTGCAGGCCCTGCTCATCCTTCCAGACCTTGACCCGCTCGGTCAGCGGCAGTTTTATTTCGATGTCACAGGTTTCGTTGTTCTGGATCTCGACTTCGAACCGCATGGCGTTTTCACGCTTGTCGCTGTTCATCATCAGTTCTGGCTGGTACTGCCTGATCCATGCCAGCAGCGGCACCATGACGGTGTTCACGTTCTGGGCGAAGTCGGCCACGATGATGGTCAGTTCGTACTGGTATTCAAACGACAGGCTGGCGGCGCCGGTGGCAACCAGCTTGCCCTTGTCGACGAATATCATCATGTGATCCGGGTTCTGGCGCAGCAGCGGGATGCACTGCTGCAACACCTCACGGATCTGTTTTGGCTTTTCCATTTTCCCTCCCATTTTGGTGCCGTTGCTGGCAGGCGATGATGCTGTCGACCTGGGCGGCGCAGGTGGCCCAGGCGGCCTCGGTCTGGGTCAGCTGGTCGAGCAGATCGCCGTTATTGGCCGGGCTGGCCGGCGGCAGCTGGCAGGGGGTCAGGCCCTGACAGGTGAGCCTGATAATCTGCGGCGCCGGTGATGGTGGGGCGCTGGAGCAGCCTGACAACAGGATCAGGCAGAGGGCGATCAGCCCACTCCTTGAGTTCGGCATTTTCACGTTTGAGCCTCTTGATGGTGTCGGCGCGGGTGGCGGCCGTGATGGTCAGATCGCCAAGCTGGCGCTGCAGTGTGGCGGCGGCGGTTGCCTGCGCGGTCAGTTCGCCGGTGAGGTGGTCGATGGCCCCGTCTTTGAGCTTTTCCCGTTGCTCAGCCTCTTTGGCCTTGTCGTTGGCGGCCTTGAGGTCGGTTTGCAGGGTATCGACCTTGCCCCTGGCGGTCGCTGCAGAGGTGGCCGACCAGCCCCAGCCGGCCAAGGCGATGGCCAGCGCCAGCAGCAACCAGGTGAGGGGGGAGCGCAGCAGGTTAAGCCACATCTGCCACCCCCATCACCGGGTAGACCTTGGCAAAGTGGTCGTATGCCTTGGCCAGCTTGGTGTCGTAGTCGTTGTCCTTGTAGGCCGGCCCGTTGTAGCGGCTGGCGAAGTCGGTCCATTTACGGCCCTGCAGCGCCTTGTGCATGGCTTGGTCTTGCTGGATGAAACGGCACAGGGCGGTGAGGTGGTCGACCTCGCTGCGCTGCATTGCGGTCTGCCAGTCGCTGGCAGAGGTAAAGCCCAGCGCCTGCCAGTGGTAGCCCATGATCTGGAACATGCCCCAGCTGGCCGACTCGATGGCGGCATCCCGGTGCAGGCTGATGGCGAGCTGCAGCCGTTCCCACTCCGCCGAGCCGCCGGCATAGCCGCCGCGCTTGGGGTTGACCAGGTTGGGATAACTGGCAGCCATCTGGTCGGCGGCGGCCTTGCCCAGGTGCTTGGTGAGCTGCTTGTAGAACACATGCCGCTCGAACAGCACCACCGGGCGCTGGTCTTGGGTGAAGCCTTCGCCAATGCTCTCGACCTGGGCGACGGTGGCCATGGTGGCGAGTGGCAGGCCCAGCAGATCAGCCCCGCTCTGCATGTGGTTGATGGTCAGCTGGTTGCCGCGCTCGCTGCCGAGCAGAGCTGCCATAGTGCGGGGGCCTGCTTGGCCGATGGCGGCGATCATGTAGTCCTGCTGGAAGGCGAGCAGGGCGCGCTCTGTGGCATCGCCAAACCAGCCATCCGGCTCGACCGGATAGCCGGCTTTGGTCAGGCGGCGCTGCAGATCAGCGACGGCGGTGCCGGTATCCCCTTTTTTCAGGCTCATGGTTGAAACCTCCCGTTCAGGTGGCTGGCGGTGGTCGGTTGCTGGCGACGGCGCGGCAGCAGGCGCATGACGGATCCGCGAGAGCCGATCAGGGCGGTGAGCAGGACGGCTGCCAGCAGCACAGCGGCTGGGTCTGGCGCTGGCATGACCCCGAGCAGGACGCGCAGCGGCACGGACCCGGCGGCGACGGTGATGACCCATGCCAGCAGGGCCGGCAGGGGGCGATAGTCGCCCCCGTTGCGGTTGAAGGTGGCGATGCGCATGGCGATCGCTGTGCAGATCATGGCGTAGAGGATGGTCAGCATGTCAGCCCCCTTTGCGGAGTTTGAGCAGGTCTTCCGGCGTTTTGCGCAGGATCCACTGCAGCAGGTGGACGGCCAGCGCCGAGGCCAGCATTGCGCCGACGGCCCTGGGGACTTCGACACTGAGCGGCAGCACGCTGGCCAGCATGGCGGCAACCAGCGGGGCCGCCAGCGCACCCGCCACGAAGGCGGCAACGAACAGGCCCGCCTTGCGCAGGTTGCCAAGCTCGGCGGTGGTGGCGATGAACACCAGCGCCCCGGCGAATGCACCGAGCAGGACGCCGGGGTCTACGCCCGGGAAGAGGGACAGCAGCGCCAGACCGGTGAGGGTGCTGGTTGCTGCACTGGATGAAATCGGTTCTGGCATCGTGCTCTCCTGTTTTTATCGTTTGCTGCCGTAGTGGCGAGCGGTTTGGAATTCGTGGATGGTCTGGCACTCGGCGCAGCGTTCGCAGCCCCGGATCGCTTCACGGCGCGCCTGCGGGATGGGGTTTTCGCAGTCGATGCAGTAGTGCGGGCCGGTGCCACTGATGCGGGCGGCGTGGATGCGGGCAGCGAGTTGCTGCTCGCTGATGTCGGCCAGTCGTTCGAGTTCGTCGTCGAGGCGGCTCATGGTCAGTCCCATAGCTGGATCAGCGGCTGCTCGGCCTGGGTGGGGGCCGCTGGCATTGTGATGAGGGTTCCGGTCGGGAGGATGGGGCCGAGCTCGGCCAAACCGGGGTTGAGTTCGAGCACCTGCTCGGTGATGCCTGCGGTGTAGCCGTAATGCCGGAACAGGATGAGATCGAGGGTGTCACCCTGCTGGCTGCGCAGTTGCATCAGATGAGCTCCACCGTGATGTGGGTGGTGCCGATGATGTCGCGAATGGCAAAGCGGGCGTCGCGGTAAAGGTCATCGGAGCTCACCACTTTGGCGTCAGCCCCTTTGACGCCGTCACCGGTGGCGCTGTAGTCGGTGTAGCGTTCCAGCAGGTTGGCGCGGGTCATGGCGTAGACGGCGCGCCGGTAGCTGTGCAGGTGTGCTGATTCGTTGTTGATGAGTTCGCCCGGCACGGCGGCCAGGGTGGTGTGGCCTTCGGCCTGGCGAGCGGTGCGCCACTGAGCCAGATCGCGGTTGACGCTGGTGACGGCGTCGATCACGGCGTGGGTGAGGCGCTTGGCGGTGACGGTGCCATCGAGCCTGACTGTGTCGCGCAGGTCAGCCAGTGAGATGGCCGGCCAGAACGGATCGCTGGTGACTTGCCCTTCATCCGGTGCGGTCGGTGCGGTGGCTATTAATCCGGTGCTCATGGTGCTCCTGGTTCTGGTGGTAGCCCCTTTGTTGGGCGGTGGTCGGGCCGTCTGGTATGCGAAACGCATTCGTCAGGCCCGAGCCGCCCAGGGTGCGGGGTTCGCTCGGTTAGCTGTCGCCGCCGGTGGCGTCGGGCTGCTGTTCTTTTTTCAGTTCGCGCTCGAGCACTTCGAGCTCTTTTTTGATGCCGACCTTGTCATGCAGCTCGATGGCGCGCCGGTAGTGCTCGGCGGCCTGCTGTTTGAGCCCATCGGCGAGGCAGGCACGGCCCACCGCCTTGTGCAGCTTGGCGCGCACCTGGTCGAAGATGTCGCAGTCAGCCAACATGGCCAGATAGCGATTGAGCAGTGGCATGGATGGGCCCGCGCCGGCTTCTTGCTGCTTGATGGCTGTGTCGGCGACCTCTTCGGCAATCATGGTGGCGGCGGTGCGCTCGTAGCGATCGGGGGTGCTGAGGCCATGGCGGATCACGTAGGAGGCCATGGGTATGGCTCCTTCGAGATCGCCGGTGTCGAGGTGCCAGAGCATGACGGTGACTAGGACGTCATCTTGTCCACCCCGGTCGGCGGCCAGCACGCCATCAATCCACGGCTGATAGACGGCCAGCATGGGGCGCTTTGCGTCGATCTTGCGTTCGATGCTCTGGATGCCTTTGAGGGTGCGGCGGTGTTCGGCCAGCTGCATCAGCTGCAGCTCGTAGGCGTTGGCGCGCATCTGGTCGAACTGGGGATTGGCCGCCCCTTGCAGGGCGGCCAATTTGCGTTCGCGGTGGCGACGGGCAGGTGAAGTCATGCTGCCCCCGTTAACCGCCGGCGGCCGGTTTCGGCCCGATGACGATGTTTTCGACCAGGGCCGCGCAGTCGTAGTCTTCCACCACGTAGGCGTCGTTGGAGCTTTCGTAGTTGACGATGCGGTTGCGCTTGGGCTCGTCTTCGATGTAACGACGGCGGGCACCGGTCTGCGGGTAGATGGAGAGGTTGCTGATCTTGGTTATGAGCAGCTTGTCTTCAGGGAAGAAGGGAACGCGTACGGCTTTGAGACCGCCGATCTGCTTCTGGCTTACCAGCACCTGGCCGGCCAGCTTGTTCTGGTTGTCATCGGCGTTGTTGATGATGGGGAAATACTTGTCAGACAGCAGCTTGCGGCCGCAGATGACCACCAAGTCGGTATCGTCCTGGTACCAGGGGGCGATCATCTCGTTGACGGCGTCGTACACCATGGCGTCGAGGTTGTGGTAGTCGCCTTCCTTGGTGTCGGATTCCCCTTTCGGCTGGTAGATGTAGATCTTCCCGCTGCCCTCGGTGCCCTCGCTCATGACCTGGGCCGGGGCGTCGGTGCGGATGTGTTGCAGCCAGCCCTTGTTCACATCTTGCAACAGCGGGTTGGCGGTGCGATCGGTGTCGGGGGCGGTGCTGGTGCCATGCCAGCCGATCATGATGCGGTCGAGCCCCTGACGGATGAGAATGGCGTCGCGGACACGGGTCTGGAAGTCGGGGAATTTGGCCCAGGCATCGATCTGGCCGTATCCGATCTGGGTGTCGAAGTTGGTCTGGGCGCATTCGTAGCCCTGGGCGTAGAGACCGTGCGGGCTGTTGGGCTGACGGTCTTTGTTGGCGGTGTCGGTGCGGCCGGCGATGGTGCTGGTGATGCCGATGCCGACCTTTTGGCCTTTCATCTCATCGACCGGGATGATGTTGATCATGCCGAGGAAGGCGACCGACTCCTGCATTTTTGTTTCCAGGGTCTGCTGGACGCTGGGCTGCACGTTGAACTGCACAGTAGCGCTGGAGACGGCGTTGAGTTTGGCCACTTGGCCGGTGAACTCGTTGAACTTCTGGCGGGTTTCGTTACGCATTGGGCATGGTCCTTAGCAGTCGGTTTGAATGGTGGCGCCATCGCTACCGGTGGCCGGCTGGCGCTTGTGGCTGAAATCTTCCTGGCCTTCCAGGGTGGCGGTGAGATCGGCCAGCGCCTTGGCGGTGGCGTCCAGCTTGCCGGTCAGCTCGGTGATGGTCTGGGCCTGCTCGGTGAACTTCTTCTGCATGCCGGCATCGAGGCTGGTGACCTCTTTTGCCACCGTTTCGACGGCCTGGTGCACGTCGCTGAAATCGTCGGTGGATTGCTTCTTGTGGGTGGAGAACAGGGCGGTAACCCGCTCCAGCAGGCCGGGGCCTTTGTCGCCCTCTTCGGTGAATTCGACCTCGGTTTCGATGGCGCAGGTAAACAGGTTGGTCGATTTTTGCTTGCGCGCTGCCAGCGGGCTTTTGTCACCAGCACCGGCGCAGAACTGGAGGTATTCGGTACCGAGGCTGGCGGGGGTGTTAGTCACTGCAAGACCTACCAGATAGGCCTCGCCGGTACCGGCAAAATCCAGATCCAGCTCGACGGAGGTGTAAACCTTCTGGCGGGCTTTGTTGAGTTTGATCAGGTCTTCGGTCGGGTCGATATCGGCGAACAGAGCCATTTTCTTTTCGCCGTCGATCTCGACCTCTTCGGCATAGACGGAGAGCACGTCGCCATAGGCGCGAAAATCGCTATCAGGGAACGGGCTGAGATAGTGTTCGAGGTTGACGCGGGCGCCGTACTTTTCGCGGTTGTAGTTTTTGGCTGCCTGGGTGAGCCATTCCGGCGCGATGGTGCGGCCGTCGGTGGTTTGGCCTGCCACCGCGACGCGCTTGAATTTTGCTTTCTTCGCCATGAGCTGGGATCCCTTTGGTGATTGGGTGGTGATGTCGCGGTTATGGTCTGGGTGAGCGGCGGGATCGTGCAATCGGCCGCCATTGTGTAAGAGCGCTACACAATGGCGGTGGGGCGTTGGTGGTTGGTCTGGCTGGGTAGACTGGCGCCATGACTACAGCACCCTTACTTTTCCCCCATATCGAACCCAGACGGCAGGCCATGCACCTGTTCTTCCAGGGCTACCCGCTGCGCGCCATCGCTGAATTGCTGGCTGTGCCAGAGGGGACTGTCTCGACCTGGAAGAAACGCGACGGCTGGGATGACATCAAACCCATTGACCGGGTCGACTTCGCCATTGAATCGCGGATGTGCCAGCTGATCGCCAAGGAGGTGAAGACCGGTGGCGATTTCAAGGAGATTGACTTGCTGGGCCGCCAGCTGGAGCGGATCGCCCGGGTCAACCGGTATAGCAACGGTGGCAACGAGGCCGACCTCAACCCGAAGGTGGCGAACCGCAACAAGGGGCCGAAGAAGGCACCGGTGCGGAACAATTTTGATGAGGCTCAACTCGAGAAGCTGGGCGAGCTGTTCCACGGCAATATGTTTGGCTATCAGAAGGTGTGGTATCAGGCCGGCCAGCAGCACACTGAGCGCAACCTGCTCAAGAGCCGCCAGATCGGGGCCACGTTCTACTTTGCGCGGGAGGCGCTGATTGATGCGCTGACCACTGGCCGCAATCAGATTTTCTTGTCAGCCAGCAAGGCGCAGGCCCATCAGTTCAAGCAGTACATTCTGGCTTTCGCGCAGGAGGTCGGTGTTGAGCTCAAGGGGGATCCCATTACGCTCGGCAATGGCGCCATTCTCTACTTCCTCGGTACCAATTCCCGCACCGCCCAGAGTTATCACGGCAATCTCTACATCGATGAGTATTTTTGGATCCCCAAGTTTCAGGAGCTCTACAAGGTCTCCAGCGGGATGGCGATGCAGAAGTTTTGGCGGCTGACCTATTTCTCGACCCCATCAAGCCTGTCCCATGATGCCTACCCGTTCTGGTCTGGTGCGATGTTCAACAAGGGGCGCCCGAAGAACGAGCACATCAAGTTCGACGTTGACCATGCGGCCTTGCATGGCGGGAGGCTGTGCGGTGATGGCCAGTGGCGGCAGATCGTCACGGTTGAGGATGCCGTGCGGGGTGGTTGTGACTTGTTCGACCTTGACCGGTTGCGGCGCCGTTACTCCCCTGATGACTATAACCAGCTGTTGATGTGTCAGTTTGCTGATGACACTGACAGCGTATTCCCGCTCGCCAGCCTGCAGCGCTGCATGGTCGACAGCTGGGAGGTGTGGGAGGACTACAAGCCCCACGCGATGCGCCCGCTCGGTCATCGCTCGGTGTGGATCGGCTATGACCCGGCCAAGGGCGGGCAGGGCGATAGTGCCGGCTGCGTAGTGCTGGCACCTCCGGCAGTACCTGGCGGCAAGTTTAGGGTGCTCGAGCGCCACCGCTGGAGCGGGATGGACTTCGACGCCCAGGCGCGGGCCATCAAGGCCATGTGCGAGCGCTACAACGTCGGTTACATCGGCATCGACACGACCGGGATCGGGGAGGGGGTTTATCAGCTGGTGAAGCAGTTCTACCCGGCAGTCACCCCCATCCAGTACAACCCGAGTGTAAAAATTCAGATGGTGATGAAGGCCCAGGATGTGATGAACAAGGGCCGGTTGGAGTTTGACTGCGGCATGACTGACCTCGCACAGGCTTTCATGAGCATCCGCCGTTCTGTGACGGCTGGCGGCAAGATGCCGACCTTTGAGGCCAGCCGGTCAGAGGAAACCAGCCACGCCGATATTGCCTGGGCAACGATGCAGGCCCTGTTACACGAACCGCTGGCAGGTGCCACCGGTGCCAATACCAGCATGATGGAGATTTTCGCATGAGAAAGCGCCGCCCGCAGCGCCATACCTCGCCGGTGACGGCGACCCAAGCCGCAACCAGTCAGACCATCGAGGCGTTCACCTTCGGCGAGCCGGTACCCGTGCTCAGTCAGCGGGAGGTGTTCGACTACCTGGAGGCCATGCACAACGGGCGCTGGTATGAACCGCCGCTCTCGCTCAATGGCTTGTCGCGGGTCTACCGGGCCGGGGTACACCATGCATCTGCCATCCAGGTGAAGCGCAACATTCTGCGCTCCTGTTTCATCCCGCATCCGAAACTGAGCCTGGCCGCCTTCACCGGGCTGGCGCTGGACTATCTGATCTTCGGCAACGGCTATCTGCAGGCGGTGCAGAATCGGCTCGGCGGGGTGCTGCGCTATGACCACCTGCGGGCCAAGTACACCCGGCGCGCTCTTGACTTGGACACCTATTGGTGGATTGCCCAGCCCGGCCAGGAGCAGGCGCTGCCGGCCGGGCGGGTTGGCCATGTGATGGAGAGCGACATCAACCAGGAGATCTACGGCATCCCCGACTATGTCGGCGGGCTCAATTCCACCCTGCTCAATGAGTCGGCCACCCTGTTTCGCCGTAAGTATTACGAGAACGGTTCCCACGCCGGGTTCATCATGCACATCACCGACGCGGTACAGAACGAGGGCGACATTGCGGCCTTGCGTGAGGCGCTGCGCCAGAGCAAGGGGCCCGGCAACTTCCGTAACCTGCTGCTCTACACCCCGAACGGCAGCAAGGATGGGGTGAAGCTGATCCCGGTGGCAGAGGTGGCGGCCAAGGATGACTTCCTGAGCATCAAGAACGTGAGCCGGGATGACCAGCTGGCCACCCACCGGGTACCGCCCCAGCTGATGGGGGTGATGCCGAACAGCACCGGCGGGTTTGGCGATGTGACCAAGGCCGCCCAGGTGTTCGACATCAACGAGATCGACAGCATCAAGGCCAGCCTGCTGGCGCTCAATGACTGGGCAGGGGATGAGGTGATCCGGTTCAACCCCTACAAGCTGGCCGCCGGCATCGAGCAGGCCAGCCAAGGCGACCTGCCGCGCTGACCTTCCGATCGCATCCCGACACCCCGCCACCTGGCGGGGTTTTCTTTTGCCGGCGCATGGCATTGGCCGGCCGCCCTCTGGTTCACCTCGACCATCCCCCGCCTAGGCTCACCAGCGGCCCGCTACGCGATCGCCCTTCAAACCCACTCAGCACCGCGGCCAAATCCGGCAGGCTCTCCCTGCGCTCACCGGTGAGCCATGGCGGCCTGTTGCGACCCCCTGCGCAGCGCTGGCGCGCAGTCAGGACCCCGCCTCGCCTGCGCGCTTCCTGTGTCGATTTCCATTCGGGTGAAAGACTGCTGGCGGCCGGCGGCTCCCCGCGCCAGCACTGGCCGCGCGCACCCTGCCAGATCCTTTTTGCGATCCTTCACTTTCCGTCAGATCCTTTCACTTTCCCGCCCCGTAAAAAACAACGGGAGCACGCGGCCCCCGTTGTTCGAGTTATGCACAGGATCAGTTAGTAACCGTGTTGGCAAGATGTGGTTTTGACTGCTCCGAGTGTGCCTTGGTGCCGGCCCATGTCAGGGTTTGGATGACTGACTCAAGGTGGCCGTGCTGGGCTGGGCTGGCTGCCTCCGTGATCATCGAAGAAATGAAATTGATGTTTTCGAAGACGATGTCGACCGCTGGTGCTTGCATAGTTTTTTTGCTCCCGATTGATGTTAGTCCCGTGGCTTATCGTGCTCACTGGTTTGGCCAGACCATTTTATTCATGGTGGCGTTGCATATCTCAGCGATCAGCGACTAGCTTTTGCATAAATGTGATTTTTTACTGTCACTTTTGACAGTGGCAGTTCATAGAAAGACCGAGCACGGGCATTCCAGCACGATGGAGACTGCCCAAGATGAGACGAACTAGACCGTTACCTGCGATCGCCCGGCAGTACCTCCTTGATTCCAAGGCCAGACTGCGGACCCTGCTAGAAAATTTTCACCTTTCATACTCAGATGCGGCCCGTTTGATTGGGGTCAGTCCCAGTACTGTGTCGCGCTGGGTTGATGATGAGCATGACGTATTCATCAACTTGGAAGACGCCGTGCTGCTGTGCCTGCACCTTGGGATCAGCGTTCAGCAGATGCTGCCGGCACCGGCCTGGCTCTCTCTTTCTGAGGCAAGGCACGACCAGCGGGCGATATTTCTCAGCATGAGCGATGCTGAAATTGATTGGCTTCTGTCGGTGTGGTCTGGGGCAGTTAAGATTTACAGATGACATCTTGCAAACGTGTCCGGTCACGCTTTCGTGACCGGACACGTTTTGCGATTACGGCATGGTTACCAAGTGGCAGGCGTAGCGGTTCAGCCACTGGCGGCGCCCAGTACGCAGTTTGCGAATCCACAGCCACTCCGTTTTTTTCAGGTGTTCCGGTAGCGGCTCGATGACCTTCCTTACTCCGTCAAAGGCCATCACCTTCTCCGGCTTTTCCAGTATTTCTGCCACGAATTCAACCTGTTCGAAGTGCACCAGGCTGCCGTCGATGTCTTCGAACGACTCGGCAGGACGGATCACCCGGTAATGCCCGCCGATGGTAGGTTCAACGTGTTGCGGTAGTTGCATGTTTCCTCCTACAGAGCGATCGCCTTGTCTCCCTTGGTGTGCCAGCAGGCCGCCTCACCCTTGAAGGTTCCTCCACACCCTTCCGGTAATGCACAGTCGCAGTTCGGGCAGATCTGCTGCTTGAGCTCGGTTTCCTGTTCCTGCCAGCGTTCCCAGTCACGGCGCAGCAGGGTGCTGAAATACTCGTCGGCGCTGTATGGTTCACCAGATCCGGCTCTGGCCCGGCGCAGGGTTTCCAGCTGCTCGCGCTCGCGGGTAGAGAGCGCAACCTCCACCCGCTTGATGCCAAGCGCAGCCTGGCGCTTGCGCTGGGCCTCCTTTCTGGCCTTCGCATCCTTCGGCTTTTTCATCGGCATCCCCCTTTGACATATGCACCCTGTCTCGCCCTGGTGTCCTTCCAGACCTGCTTTGCCGTCTGGCCTGCAGGTAGCACCCGCTTTGCCTTCTTCGGTGGGGTGATGGTGTCTATCTCGCCCCGGTAGAACGGGAACCAGGCATCCTCGAACTGGATGACCCGCTCCATGCGGTCGAGCAGCAGATCGCAGATATGACGGTCAGCGGCCGGCATGTTGTCGAGCGTGCTGGTGATGGCTGCACGCCCCGCCGATCCCGGCGGGTGCTGCTTGATGGTTGGCCAAAGCTGCAGGCAGAGCGGCAACAGGCGTTCGACGTCGCCGCGGTTGATGATGTCAGTCACGCAGCACCCCCACATCGACCCGGATATTGTTGAGCGCGCCCTCGACCATGTCCCTGAACGATGACCACTCTGCCGGCCCGCAGTCTCTGAGTTCCTGTGCCTGTGCAATCAGCGCGGCGGCCAATAGCTCAACGTGATCCTTTGATGGTGAATCGTTGTCGGCGTCATGTTCAGTCACAACGACTGCTCTGGCTGGGACTTTTATCAATGCCCCTTTCATAAATGGCACGTACTGCCAATGAGTAATCTGAACACCGATTTTCATACTGAGGCTTCCTTCTCAATCTGATTCATTGCCTCGGCCCAGCCGCCCTGGATCCCGTTGGTAGTGGCTACGATGTCCAGAGCTCTGGATAGCTTCAACTCCTTACCTTTCGCCTTCTCTTCCTTCACCAGCTTTTTGGCTTTCTTGCGGCAAAATTCAACCGTATTGCCCGACGGGAATTTCAGGTGGTCGTTGTCGTGCTTCATGTATCCTCCATCTCAAGCAGGTGCATGGCCTCGATTGTATCTGATGAGCTTATCGTGCTTATGCCTGCTGCTTTTTCGTCAAATCCTCAATTTGCGCTCCCCGAATTTGGGGAGCGCAAAACGATGCGGTTATGCCTATGCATCCGGATTGTTCAGATCAACACCGTGAGCCATAGCCAAACGCTCAAGGTCTATATCGTGTTTCATCAAGGCTGGTACGATCTCCTTCGTGATGAAGCGGTGCCGTCCATTAGCCCCTAGTTTGACTGGAGGTGGTAACTCACCATTTGCCACCAAGCGGTCAATGGTGTCGTGGCGGCAACCAATCAGCTTGGTCAGCGTCTTCCTTGATATAAAAATGCTTTTCTTCTGATCACTATCTTTGCCGCCATCCTCGTTTTTTGTGGTGGATTCCCTATTGGCTGACAGTGCTTGATAGATTGCGCTGACATAGCGGGCCTGATGCTTGGCATCGTCCAGCGCACGATGGGCCACGCCCTCGAATGGCATGTCTTTTTTCGGGTCAAAACCGCACATGGTACGCCCTAGCTCCACGATGGTACGAACGTCCATGTCATTCCAAAATTCCCATCCTATTGGCAGTTCAGTTGCTTGGCAGGCACTACGCAGGATCACGTTGTCAAAACTTGCTCCATTTCCCCAAACTTTCATGTCACGACTGGAATATTCACCATCACCTCTCATCCACTGGTAAAAATCCAGCAGGGCAGTGACTAACCCAAGACGCTCTTGGTTATTTGTGGTAATAGCGTCTCTGGCCTGCTTACTCTGCCCCAACCACCACAGCACGGTCTCAGGGTCTATCTCCCCAAACTTTGCGCTATCTCGTAGGTCGATATGCGCCTCAAACTCGGCGCCCAGCTCACCTGTCATCGGGTCAAAGAACACGGCTCCGATGGTGACGATGGCCGCTCGCGGGCCTTTGCCCATGGTTTCCAGATCCAGCATTACGTTTTTCATCTTCACTCCCCTCATTCCACGCCCAGGCGCGCCCGCGCCTTGGCAATATCCGCCTGATGGCGGTCGTTGTCTGCTTGCATGCTCGCGACGCGGGCCTGCTCCTGTTCGGTGGGCTGGTAACTGGCCCGGTCTTCTTCGTCATCCAGCAGGCGTGTGAAGATGGCGATCGCCTCTTCGGCCTTGGCCAGCGGCAGGGCGGCCAGCCACTCGGTCACGCTGCCGCCGGAGTGCACCAGATCGCGAGCCTGCTGTTTCAGCTGGTCGCTGCTGGCGGCCCGCTTGCTGGCCCGTTCTGCCTCGACCTCGGCGGTCAGCTGGTCGGCCACGGCATCGCCGGCACCCGGCCAGGTGCGGGCCACAATCAGCCGATCGCCGACCAGTCGCACATATTGGCCGTCGGCGTTGATGATGCAGCCCTGCAACAGCAGGTCTTCGTTACTCACATCAAGCCCCATTCGGGTCAGCTCTTTAGCCAGAGCGGATCCTTTAACCCCCGATTTGGATCCTTTCGTACAGTTATTGACAGAACTCCGAGGGGGGCGGCTGCCGCCGCCTGACTGCAACTCGCTGCGCTCGCCCACTGCAGGCTCGCGCTGCTCGCCCAAACCCGACCCGGTGACGCCCTTGCGCACTATCTGCCAGCCCTCGGTGCGGGTGACTGCTGTGGTCTGGCCGATGTCGGTGATCACCCCCATCAGCTTGAGGACGTCCTCGCCGTATTTGTTGGCGGCTTCATCGAGGCGCTTGGAGAGGCGGATCAGGTGCTCCTTGCGGGGCAGGTCGATACCACCCATGGCGTCGATGAAGTCGCCCCAGCGGTTGTTGTCGGCGGCGGTGCGGGCGGCTTCGAGGATGCAATCCCACTCGATCACCTCGTCCCCCAGGCGGCGCAGCTCGCGCCACACGCTCACGGCTGGGCCGCCGATCTGCTGAAACTGGCGGATGCGCCAGCAGCTGGCCCAGGCCGCCACGGCGATGGTGGTGTGGTCGACTGGCGCCTCGGCCTCGTAGTCCATCCCGACCTTGTGGCCGTCGATGTTCTTGGCGATGTATTTGGCGATGTAGCCGGTGGCGCTGCCCTTGGTTGGGTCAATCACCTTCCAGTTCACCCTGGGGTTGATGGCTTTCATCACGGCCGGGTCTTCCACGTTCAGCAGCCACTTAATGCGCGGGAACTTGTTGCGGATGGGCATCTCAGCCAGGGCATCGAGCTGCGCACCGTTTGGCATCTTGAGCTCGGCCCGGTTGGTGGCGGTGAAGTGGTAGGCGAGCAGGATCAAGAAGTCGTGCTGATGCTCTGGATTGATGAACAGCAGGCAGTGCCAGTGCGGGGTGCCGTCGTGGTGCGGCTCGACCACCCGAAAGCCGAAGGCCATGATCCCCTCACGGGCCAGCGCCGCCCGAAAGCGGGCCCACTGTTTGCACAGCAAGCGATTGGTGTCGGTCGGGGTGCTGCCGTTGAAATCGTCGTTCTGGTAGGTCTTCGACTTGTCTTTGCTGCCCTGGCGCCAGGCGTGATAGCTGGATGGGGCGGTCAGGGTCAGGAACAAGCCCAGTTTGCCCTGCTCCTGCGCCATGTCTTCAAACCCCCGCATGCGCACCATCAGCTCATGACGGCGGATCTCCGGGTTGGCCACGGATGCCATGATGGCGTCAGCCAGGTCAATCTCTTGCCCCAGCTCTTCATTGACGGCGCTCATGCCCGCCATCCATGCCTGCTGGGCTGCCTTGCGCTGGGTGAACTCGCGTACCGCATGGGCGCTGGCGTAGGGGCTGACCCCCTTGCGCACCTGGCCGGTGAGGATGGCGATCAGCTCGCAGTAGATGGCCCAGGCGCGGTTAATCTTGCGCAGCCACCATGACTCATCGAGCAGGCGCACCAGCAGGCTGGCGGCGGCCCCTTCGAACTTGTCCACCTCGTCGGCCAGATCGTCCCGCTCTTGCTGGCTCAGTGGGCGGCGCAGCAGGCGTTCTACCTTGGTGCGTGGGTGGATTGGCAGGGTGGGGCAGAAGTGCCACGCCTTGGCCTGGGCTCCGATATCAGCCAGCAGCTCGGCGGCGGTGTACTCGTTGCCGGCCCGGGCCAGCAACTGCTGGCAGCGGCGCGCCCACTCGGCGGCCACCAACTCGCGGCGGACGTCGTTGCGCAGGTCTATCACCGGCACCGGAAAGCGGCTTTGAGCGGCGGCGCAGGCATCCACCATGCGGCGCAGCCAGATGTTGGCGGTCTTGTGGTTGGCCGGGTAGCGGTGCAGGTAGTGCTTGGCCAGCGGCTTGGCGACGTGCCACTCGATGCGGCCCAGCTGTTCAGCAGCGCCGGCCATGTTGATGGCGTGGTGCCCGACCAGGTAGTGCTGGGGCAGCTGGATGCCGTGCAGGTTGGTGATGGCGTCGATCATGCTGCCACCTCCTTTGCAACAGCATGACTCACGAACAGGCCCCATTGTGCCGCCATGGCATCAGCCCATCCCTGATAGGTTTTGGCTCGCGCCATGGCTCGCCCTGCTCCCGGGCTGAGACGGTTTTGACCACTGTCTGTCTGGTTGTCCCAGCGAGGTTTGCCCTTAACCATGCGCGGAGGTACATGGCATGTATGGACAAGGTCTGGCAGGCCCTTCAACGCCAAGCCGGTCGCCTTGCTGGCATCATGACCGAACTGGTGTGGCTGGATAATCTGGGTTGGGAAATTTGACCGAAAGCCGTGCTGCACCAGACCTAGGTTGCGGTTTATGGCTCCTATGGCCGGATTTTCAATGGCTATGAAAGGAATTGGCGCCTTGGCCAAGGACAGAACGAACTCGAGCGCTTGTCGTCTGGCTTCTCTCCTTGCGGCGCCAACCAGTGTTTCTGGCTTGACCTGCTGATGGTATGGACCATCGCCATATGCCCACTCTGCTGAACAGGTGAGATAGGTGCAATCAGGGTGGGCGATCATCAGGTCCCACCCCCACATCAGGACCTCAAGTGCATCGCCCCTGATATGTGGACCAGGCACCGCCGAGTCAACCAGATCGCATGACCATGCATCATGTCCTGCATTTATGAATGCATCGCGGATCACGCCAAATCGCTCACAAGCAATCAACACTCTCATTTGCACACCCCGCATTTACGGTCTGCATACTCGTTGGGCTGCAGGTAGCGGCCGCAGTCGCTGCAGGTCGGCACCAGCTCCATCTCGGCCAGCCGATCAGACCAGCAGGTGGCCTCGCAGAAAGAGAGGCTGGTGAGGCGGTTGCCGGCCAGGATGACCGGGCGCACATGGCCGAACTCGCCGCAGCAGCTGCAGCGCATCGAGATGCGGGCGGTGTCAGCTTTCACCACGGTTTCGCTGGCAGCGCGGGCCAGCGGCCAGCAGGTTTCGACGCAATAGGGATAGGCGCGGCGACCGTGTCGGCCGGTGACTGGCAGGCAAACAGCCATCTGGCGGCACTTGGTGCAGGGCTCCATGGTGACCATTTGCGATGGTGCTGGGCTATTTGCAGGGCGCACGACGCCCAAAGCCGGGGCAAGCCCGGCAGGTTTCTGGTGAGTCATTAGATGGCGCCTCCGGTGTAGAGAGACTGGACTTTGCTCGATGCCTGACGGGCGGCCTGACGGGCTTGGCGGCACAAGGTCAGATGGGTTCTGGCCGGGGTGCGCTGGCCATGGGGGCCATCTGCGCGCAGGTCTACCAGGTCAAGCTGCAGGCCGTGCAGGCGTGCTTCGGCACTCAGCATTTTGTCGACCCACTGGTCGATCAGTTGTTGGTGGCTCATTTGATGGTCTCCCCCAGTCCGTGGAGTGGTTCGCACTCTGCCCACCACTCGGCAATCTCTTTGGCCAACGCAACCTCGTTGCTGCCCAGCGCCAGCCAGTACACGGCGCGGATGGCGCCAAGGGCCAGCAGCTCTTGGGCGATATTGCGGTTTCGGTGGGCATCGCTGCCCGAGGTGTTGAATTCTTCCTTGGCGACTTCCCAGTGCTTGGTCAGCTGGCTGACCGGTGCCGGCGGCTGCATATGGGCTGGGCCAGATTCGGCGCCACCCAGCTCGTCGATCGGCGGTTCCAGTTCGAACAGGTCACCAGTCACAGGGCACCCCCTTCCATGTCGCTGAAATCCGGCTCGTCGATGGCGACATGGCCGGCCTCGATACGGATGGAGATCCCCAGTTCGCCGCAGCAGCAGAGCGGGGCGGTAGGCACCAGGCGCTCTTCGTTCTCGGCTATCCATTGCTTCAAGCAGGCGAGGGTCATGATGGTGTTGCTCATGATTGGCCTCCCTCGCAGCGGCAGACGCCAAACAGCTCATAGGTCAGCGGACCCGGCGCGCCCTGCATGGTGATGCCGGTGCGCGCGACCTGGACCCTTTCACCACCCCGAACCCGGATTGTCACAGTGGCAACACCTTCCTCGACGATGACGCCATCAACCGCTTTGAGCTGGGTGGTTCTGGCGCGCTGGATCACCCGCTTGAAGGTCACCTTGTCACCGCAGCGAAAGGCGGCCGGATCCGGCAGGCGGTAGCGCCCGCACTGTTCACACTTCATGTTGCTCATGCTGCTACTCCTTCCAGAACACGGACGCGGCCAGACGGCAGCGGTTCGATGCGGGCGGCTTGGCGCTGGCCACGCAGCCAGCAGTTTTTGACGTTGATGTAGCCGTGGCGCACCAGGTAGGCGACGGCAGCGGCCGGTGATGGGGCGGTGTGCTTGGCGGTGATGGCGATCATTGGGCACCCCCTTGCAGCTCATGGGCGAAGGGCGGCTGGAATATCGCGGTACTGTCTGGGCCGCTGGCCATGTCCACGCCGATGATGTGGGGCCGCTGGCCACCGCGCAGGATCTCGAGGCGCTTGGTCAGCTCGGCGTAGATGTCGAGCAGGCTCAACTCGTCGGCCAGTTCTGCCAGTGCTTCCAGGCTCGCCGCGACGGCGGTGCTATGGCATGCCCCCAGCTGGGGGCGGTGGGTATTTATCAAGGAGTTGGCGACTTTGCGGATCGCCTGTTCTGCTGTACTATTGTTCATGAGGTAACCCTCGCTGATTGATTGAAAGCCCCGCTGGTGCGCCAACACCGATAGCGGGGTTTTTTATTGGCCGTTTCCGGCCACCTTCTTCATCACCGCTCTGCGGCTTTCCAATATGCCGGCCTGCTCGTTGAGCTCGGCCCGGCGCTTCTCTTCATGGGCGGCTTGCTCCAGCTCGCTGCGGGTCGGTTCGTTGCAGCGGGTGGCGGTGCGGTGCCATTCCCGGCGGTGCAGCACACCGCCATCAAATTCGCGCAAGGTGCCCAGCAGCTCGCACAGGGCGAGGCGGATGGCCTCTTGCTGTTCAAAGTCGAACTGGTCCAGCTCGCGCCCGGCTTGGGTGGTCGACACCCCGGCCGCATAGCAGATGACGGCGCGGGCCTTGGTAGACAGGCGTGACCAGCGGCTGGCCGCCCCATTGCGGCCAAACAGGCCGCGCATCTCTGCCAGCGCCTTGTCTTTGGCGCTGGGCTGTTGAACGAGCTCTAAAACCTTGGCGGTGTTCATGGGGTGGCCCTCCGGTTATGCCTGCAGCAGCCTGACCAGCCAGTGGCGGCGCGGCTGGCAAGCTGGCTTGAAGCGCAGCGCACCGCGGCGGCCGCGCTGGTCTTCCAAATAGCTGCCATCAGTGCGGGTGGTGTTGCGCATCACCGGTTCGTCGTTGTCGGTGACGACGGTGGCGCGGGTGAACAACAAAAACGGCAGCGGGATCAGGTCCGGCTGCTCGGCGCGCAGTTTCATGCTGGCTCCTTGAGCGGGATGCTCTTCGACATGGTTTTGTTGTTTTTGCCCACGCCCTTGCAGGTCGGCAGCACGATGGCCGGATTGGGTATGGCGGATGGGCTGATTGTGCCGACGATTTCAAACGCGGCCTTGAAGGTGTGGCCGCAGTCGACATTGCTGCAGGCGTAATAGGCATGGCCTGTCAGCGGGCTCATCTTGGTGGATGAACGAGTGGTGGAATGGCAACCGCAGTGGGGGCAAATCAATCTCATGGTCTTGGTCTCCTATGCGCCGAGGGCTGCGCGGGCCATGTCGGCAGCACACGCAAGACCAGGGACGGCGTGAAAGCGGTCTTCGACTTCGGTTGCCAGCAGCACAAGGTGCTCGATGCCAGCCCAGATGCCGGTGACGACGGTGTTTCGGTTGTTCTTGGTGACGCGGTCACCGGCGAGAATGGTGGTGGCTTGGGCAGTGACGCCGAGGATCTGGGCGCTGGCATTGAGTGCCTGCTGGGCGCGGGCCTCTGGCGCAACCTGGGCTGCCCCCGGCAGGCGAACGGCAGTCAGGCCGCAGTCAAACAGCAGGCCATCAAACAGGGTGTCGTCGCCGGTGGCGTGGTAGAGGGCGAGCAAGTCTTGGGCGGTCAGGTTGTGCCGCTCACACGCCGGATTGAATTTGTTGTGAAGCACATGGCTGGTCATGCCGATGGCGTCTGCCAGATGGCTGATGTTGTGCGCCTGTTTAAACAGATCGCAGGCTGCCGCAAAGTGGCTGTGTGAGTGAGTGCGCTGGTTTGACACTTTATCCCCCTGTGCTCAATCGCTACCGTTAGGTCAGGCAGCAGCGCGTTGGCGCGACTTGCTGGTCGAATCCTTGGCCACACGACGACGGGAGTTTTCATGAACAAACTTAAAGTAGTGCTCAGGCTCCTTGGTCATTTCGCGCCAGCGGTGCAGATTGACCCAAGGTTTGTCGCCCGGCCGCAGCTTGGGAACGATGGGCAGGCGCCCGTCGCTGATCATGTCTTGGGCGGTACGCAGGGGCAGGTCGAACTTGAGTTCGTCGCGCAGCATGGTGAGGAAGGCGTCCAGCGGGATGGCCGGCAGCATGGTGAGCGCAAGGCTCTGTTTGATGGTTTCCAACTGGCGCAGCACTTCTGCCAGTGGGTCAACTTGCGGTTGAACAGCGTCACCTATCGGTGCAGCTTGCGCCCCTAAAGGCTGTTTTTCGGTGTCACGTTGCGTCATACTGCGCCCCTATGCGTTTACTTTTTACCTTTGGACAGAAAAGCACTCATAATCCCGACGATTGGTATGCTTTGCTGATTTTTAGTAAGAGTATCCGCTGATGCGATATCGCGCAACCTAAAAGTGTGAATCCGTGATCAGAGGTATATTTCTATGGAGATTCTTAACGGTACCGCCTTTGACCTGGAGGCATTCTCTAAGAGGATGAAACAACTGGTAGGAAGGGAAACCTACAGTTCATTTGGGCGTAGGGTTGGTGTTAGTGATGCAGTTGTCAGAAAATACTGCCTAGGTGAAACGATGCCTTCAATCGGGCTTGTTTCTCAGATCTGCGGGCATGAGCCGCGCCTGTTTCTTTGGCTCTGCCTTGGCCTTGGTGAGCAACCCGACCAAGCATCAGAACTCCCAGAAGTTCCTATCTACGCGCGCGCCGCTCAGTGTGATGACGCAGCAGTGCTTGAAGAGCCCGCCACAACCTACAATCAGATGAAGGACTACACTCTGGTCGACTGTTATCAGGTGTTCGCCTCTGCTGGGTTTGGGGCGACCGTCTCCGACGAGCTGAAAACCGACCCGATGGCGTTTCGCACTGACTGGCTCAAGAAAGAGGGGCTGGCGCCGGAACGGCTGGCGGTCATCCGCGCCAAGGGCGACAGCATGGAGCCCACTATCAGCAACAACGACATCATTCTGGTGAACCTGTGTAACGGCGATGCCCTTCGCGATGGCCTCTATGTGCTGCGCATTGGCGACAGCCTGCTGGTGAAACGGTTGCAATTCGACCCGTTCGGCGGATTCAAGATCATTTCTGACAATCCCGGCTATGAAACCCAGGTGGTCACCAAGGAGCAACGCCCCGACGTGCATATCGTCGGCCGCGTGGCGTGGGCTGGAAAAAAATTCTGACAGTTAATTGACAGATACAAGGAATTGGTATGTTTGATAATAGTAAGGTTGTTGATAAACAGGCATTTTTTATCTATGAGAAATCTGACGGAAATATCGAAGGCTACCATGTTGTAAACATCAGTGTTAGCGACCATTACTTACAAGGCATCACCCTGCCCAAAAAACAGTTTAGAACGTTCCGAATAGACAGAATAGTGGCGATGTTCAAAAGTGAAAATGAATTACTCGCTGCAGATGTTCCATCCTTGCTCGATTCTCCAAGATCAAAGCCATCGAAAAACTTTACCAAACAGTCTACTGGCAAGGCTGAAATTGCATTCACCGGATTTTCAAAAGCGGATAGAGAGCGGTTAGAGATGCAAGCCGAAGAGGCTGGGCTAACCATTAAGAAAGACGTTACAAAACGTCTCACATATCTATGTTGTGGTGCTAATGCTGGGCCAACAAAAACAGCCAAGGCGCGTGACGCCGGGGCTCTTGTGTTGACTGAACAACAATTCATCGACCTTCTAAATACTGGGGAACTTCCTGAGATCGGTGAATATGATCTGATGATGGGTGTTCCAGAAAGTGAGCCCAGTAACGACATAGATTATATTCGTGACACATTCACAACTTGGCGAACTCTACCAAGACGTCAGTGTCTTATTGCGCGCTTTATTGATGGCTATGCCGCAGGTTGGCGATTTTGTGTCCATGAGGCTCATCGCCCTTCTCTAGATATAAAGTTAACCGTCATATCAACGTCAAACACTGATAAGCCAAAAGAGAAGATATCAAAGAGCGTTTGGACCCAAGGCCACGCCTTTAACTTCATTGGTGGCGAGCTAATTTGCAGCCATATTTATGGTCACAAAGGGCCGTGGTCAGAATTTGTGAAGATGACTGAGGAACGAGTTATTTCAGTCAAGTTTTCAACACCTGCTGGGTATGACACAGTTGACAGAATCGAGGGTGAGTTCACTGGTGTTCTGCGTAAAAACAATGCCAGCTCATCACAAGGTGAGCGGATTCAAGAGCGCATCCCGTTGGCTATAAATTCTCAAACCTATGATGAAGGGACGGTAACCATTGCAGTGTCCCGTCCAGATGGTGAACGTTTGGTTGAAATTGAGCGGAAAACCATTACACAGGTCGAGCTTGTTTCACTGTTACAGAATGGCTACTTTACGCGTTCGACCACCCTGCCTGATGGCTCTTATACCGTCGAGACGTACAATCCATTTGAAACACAATGACCGTCCGCAAACTCGATGACGGCAAGCCGCTCCCATGGCTTGCCGATATTCGCCCTGGTGGTCGCAACGGACCACGTCGGCGCAAGCGGTTCGCCACCAAGGGCGAGGCCACCGCGTGGGAACTGTGGCAGCTTGAGCAGTCTGCTGATAAGCCATGGCTGGGTGAAGAAGATGAGCAGGTGGCAGAGTCACCTGCTGATGCTCGCCGACTGGCCGATCTTGTTGAGCGTTGGTATGGGCTGCATGGGCAAAGCTTGCGTGATGGGGAACAGCGCCGTTCCAAGTTGTTGCTGATCTGCGAGAGCCTGGATAATCCGTTAGCCAGCGAGTTTACCGCCAATGACTTTGCCAAGTATCGGGAAGCACGCCTCACCGGGGCCGTAAGCGATCGCCGCGCCGCCACCCATGTCAGCAAGGGGGTCAGTATCTCGACGGTGAACCGTGACCATGCCTATCTGCGGGCGGTGTTCAATGAACTGAAGCGGTTGGGAGAGTGGCAGGGTGATAATCCGTTGGCCGGGATGCGGCTCTACCGGGTAACTGAGTCGGAGCTGGCCTTTCTCTACCCTGATGAAATCAAGTCGCTGCTTGCTGCCTGTGATGCATCCAGCAACCCTGACCTCGGGGCTGTTGTACGCCTTTGCCTGGCCACTGGGGCACGCTGGGGTGAGATCCAGAACATGACCCAGTCACAAGTGGCGCAGAACCGGTTGACCTTCACCCACACCAAGGGGGGGAAACGCCGGACTGTGCCCATCAACCAGGAGCTGAACTCGCTCATTCCGAAACGCAGGGGCAAGTTGTTCAGCGAGTGCTATCGCCACTTTGAAACGGCGATCAGCCGGGCCGGTATCGAGTTGCCGGAGGGGCAGAGCACCCACGTGCTACGGCATACCTTCGCCAGCCACTTTATGATGAATGGCGGCAATATTCTGGTGCTGCAGAAGATACTCGGTCACTCGACCATCACCATGACGATGCGCTATGCCCACTTTGCCCCCGACCATCTTGAGGATGTTCTGCGGCTCAACCCATTGACTCTCAACAACCTGCGCTAGTGTCCACTTTTGATCCACACAGCTCACATAACACCGCGTCTTGCCGCATGATGCCGTGTTTGTAAGTGGCTGTTTTTATGTAACTTATTGTTTATAAAGGCATCTGCTAGGCATTTAAAATCCCTCGACGTTCGCGTCGTGCCGGTTCGATTCCGGCCTCGGGCACCATTAAAATCAAAGACTTAAAAAGGCCGCTAGCAATAGCGGCCTTTTTGTTTTTGGCGAAATGGCGACAGCGGTCATCAGTATGTTCGATGTTGGAAGGGTGAGCTGCGCCAGACACAAAGTGTCCGGCACCAGAACAGTGCTATTTCTCAGAGTTGCTTTCTTTTGGTGAGTCATCTGAAGTGTCTTTGGGGGCTGTCCATGTCACTTGCTCGACCTGATCATGACGAATAAGCTTCATTTCCCCACCTTTGAGTCGATAGGCGCAATGGATGGTGTTACACATCAGACGAATGTGTGGGGTATCACCTAGCAGAGGTGACAAGGCCTTGTCTGATTGCGCACTCAGCTGGTCGCTTTCCAGCTTCTTTACCTCAGCCTTCGCGGCATCCAGCCCTTCATTGAAGCAGAAAAATGTGGGTAGCAGAATGATAAGGGCGGGCACAACCAAAATGGCAATGCGATCGTAGATAATATTTATCCAGACAACTAAGAGGTAGAGTTTTGGGGCCGGGACTCGTACTCTTCGACGTATACAGCGCCTTATTCTTGGGAATTTGATCATTCCTATTTGATGGCAAAACCATGCCCATCTTAGGCGCATTGATCCGCAAAGAAACAATGTGATGGCTAGGAAAAGTATGCTGAGAACGATGCTGAGGAAAGTAAGCCCATACATTTTTCCCGCCATCAGCCAGAGAAAGTAGCCAGTAGCCAGTGTGACATCGGTAGGCTGGGGAAACTCCGATATATTGAGTCCATGAACCAGACATTTTGCAAAAAAATGTGCCATGCCACTTAAGTAGATGCTGGCTGTGATGAGTGGAATAGCCGCAAATATCGTGGTCAGATAATTGGCCATCTTGGTTTGGGGTTCTTTTGGTTCTGGTGACTTTCGTACCCGCTTGATATGTTGTTTTAACCAGTGCCAATGCTCCCAGTTGATCTCTTTTTTCTTCTTCAT